ATTTAATAGAATTTATATTTGGTACAAGTCTTTTTGTAATTTGATCTACTTTTTTAAACATAAAAATACTATGCATAAATGAATATTCTTTTTCTGCATTACTCATTTTATTAACTATTTCTTTATATTTTGATAATTTACTAATTTCTTCAAATGTCATTCCATAGTTAAAATCATTTAATTTAACAATTTCAAATCCATAATCTTTACATATGTTTTTAAATAAATCAAAATTTACTAACCATTCTTCAATATTATCAGTTAATCCAGCAATTTTGGGTATAATATTATATCCTAACTGAACATTATCATTTAATGTAGGATATATTTTTTTTATATTATATAAATTTATACTATCATCATTATCTGCATTAATTATAATTGGTTCTCCTTTAGTATTTTTAAACTTATCATTAACTATAGAACCATTTAAAGTTGTTCCAATAAATAATCCTCCCATTTTTAATGATTTATGAACATTTGTTAAAAATGTATCTAATGTTTCATTATTTTTAAAAAAATAATGAATTGCAAACTGACAATTTGCAATATCAAATGTTCCAATATATTTTGATAATACTTTATTTAATATAGTACTATCATTACCCATTGCACATTCTTCTAATGGCAATGTTAAATCACCTTGAAAAAAATCAGCTTCCTTTAAAGAAATCTTTTTTAAATCTGTAAATCTAATACGAGCTTCTCTAATAGTATCTTCAAATTTATCTATACCAGTTAAATATGAAATATTACTATTATTAAATTTATGTAAATCACCTCCTGCTCCACATGCAAGATCAATAAGTTTAAGATTAGAATTAAATTCTTCAGATGCAGATTTAATTAAATCTGTTTTAATTTGATTATGAAATTTTCTTAAATTTTCAACCATTTGACGTTCTTGATCTGTTCCAGTTCTATATATTTCTGCATTAGTTAATGTCACTTTTTCCTTACCTGTAATCATATCTTGTGTTATGGGATCTATAATTAACTTAAATGTTTCTTGTGCTGTTCTAATAGCATTAGGAGCCTTTTTAATTGTTTTATCAGGACGTAATCTATATGCTACCCATTTAAATGTTTGATTTACATCATATATAAATTCAACAACTGAATTATTTGTTATAATATTATTATCTAATGTTCTTAAAGCATCATCTTTAATTGGTAATTCTGTAGTTTGAAATTCTACATATTTTTTACCTCCCATAGCAGATACAATTAATTTTACTAATCTACATTCAAATCCATTACTAATAATTTTATTTTCAGAAATATTAACTAAAAAATCAATTGATAATTTATCTAATGGTTTATATTTAAAAATATTATCAAATGTTACTATTTTACTATCAATTGGATAACTATCACTATATTTAACTATAATAAGTCCATCAATATCTATATTGATTTTTGCATTTAATAATACATCACATTTATTATAAAATGTTGATTTATCATTTAAATATTTTTTAATTTTAATTGACAAATCGATATTATATTCTGAACTAGGAGGAATTAATAAAAATTCTTCAATACAACCAAAACGAGTACCTTCGTTTGTTATTTTTTTAATATCTGATTGTAACATATTATTTGGTTTTATTATTTCATCATTTAATGTTAATAAAGATAATTTACGAACATCCTTACTGTTACTAAATAGACAATCATAAATAAATATATTATTATCTAATAATTCACAATCATATATTGAATATTTACTATTATGTTTAAACCCTGTATATTTAACATTACCATTATCATCAATTAAATAAATATCTCCTTTACTATTTACATATAATAAATGATGTACACCATCTACTTTATATGTAATTGCATAATTATTTAATTCATTTTCATTTAATAAATTTTCTTTCTTAAATCCTTTTACTTTTGGAGCTTTAAAATTTTTAACACCTACTAATTTAGTAAATTCATCATATACAGATGTTAATAATTCAGTTGGTAATAATACAAATGATTCTGTTCTCCATAATAATATATTGTATATGTTATCTATGTCATCATCTGTTATAGGTAACTTTGGATTTATAATTTCACATTCAATTTCATATTTTTCTTCTTTTGATAAAACACCCGTCATATTAGTTCCATTATTTTCCTTTACTATTGTTAAATCAAATCTAATATTACCTAGAATATAAGAACGTCTGTTTTTAAAACGAAATGTTTTTGTAATATTTGTATTAGACATTTCATTAATCATAGTTGATTGAGTCTTTATTGTTTCTTTACTTGCACCTATACGAATATTATAATTAGATAATGAATCATTTGGTGTTAATATTCTTTTTTTATTTATTATTAATACATCTTTATCTATAATATTATCTCTACAATAACTTTTTATTTTATTTAATGTTTCAATAGTTATACGTTCTGTTTCATCTTGTGAAACAGACATAATAATATCTAATGTTATTGATTCTTTAAATTCTACATTTAATTTTTTAAATTTTTGATTAATGATATTAAAATTATCTAAACTAATTCTAGACATAAATTTATTATCTTCTAATTTACCTAAACGAATTTCTATTTCAATTGATGAATTATCGTTTTTATCTGATATAGTTTCTTCTTTTTTTATATCATTTAAAATAAGAGTAAGAGTTTTCAATAATTGCTTTTTGAAATCCATCTCTTATTCTTTTATATTTATATGTATTTTAATTAATTTAATTATTAAATGAAATCAAATGAAAATTAATTAAATCAATTTTTTCCAAAGTAAGTTAAATTAAGATATCTAATTATATATATATCTAATTATATATATATCTAATTAGATACATCTAATTAGATATATATATCTAATTAGATATATAATCAATAAAATCCTTCATTTTATTATTATCTTTAAATATAATAGGTGAATATATATTATTAGTTTCAAGACATAATATATATTTATTATTAATGTCAGATATATAACTAATACAATTTATAGTTTCTATATTAAAATTTAATATATTATTATACTTTGTATTAAATGTATTAATAGTTTCATCTTTTATAATAATAATATTAATATCAATACAATTGCAGATATCTTTTAGTATATCTATAGTTATAATAAAATCGCATGTTATAATATTATTTATATATTTATTTCCTTTAGATATATTTAAATTATTAGTATATAAATACTTAATTAACTTATCAATAAATTCTTTTAATATTATTAATTTTGAATCATTTGTAAATGCAAATTGATATTTATCTGATATTTGACTTAATATACATCTATATAAATTATATTGATCATTATCTTCTAATACTTGTATAGTATAATCATCTATTTTATTTTTTATTAATGATTTAAAATCAGTTGATATATATTTTTCATTTCCAAATTTTTTTGCAATTTGATCTAATGATAATTTAATTGCATTCATAATTAGATTAATTTAAATCTAATTATATTTAATTTAAATTAAATCTAATTAGATTTATTGAATTTCAATTTTTTTATAAGAATTTGAATCTTCATATGCAGGTGGACTGTCAATATTATGCAGATTTATTAGGATTTAAACCTGCATTATATGCAGGTGGACTGTCATTATATGCAGGTGGTTTGTCAATATTAGAATAACTATTTGTTATTTTTGTTTTTGTGCTATTAAAAGCAGATAATACAGTACTTGTATTATTAATTGGAGAATTTCCTAATATTAAATATTTAATAATATAAAATATTATATATACATAAGAAAATATTGCAGCAAAAATTATAGGTATCCATTTTTGTAATGCTGAACCTCCCTTATTAGCATCCCATGCTAAATATACTGCTGCGACAACAATTAATAAATGAACAATCCATCCTAAAATACTTGTTATTCTAGAATTATATTCTTTATAATTATTTTCCATTTATTATATATATATATATAATTTAATTTAACTTAATTAATTTATTATTTTTTTACCATGTAATTTCATAGGTTTCTTAACAATTACTTTTTTTGGTAACTTATATTGTGTAATTAATGAATTAATACGTTCATAATTTTCATTATTATAATAAATACTCATTATTTGTCTATTAGTAATATCAAAATTAGAATAATGTAAAAAATTTATATTATCATTATCTAAATCATAATTACTATTATTAAAATTTAAGACTAATTCAATTATTTCAATAAAATATGTATTTAATAACATTTGGATAAATGTTGATGTTAATATTATACCATTATTTAAAAATAAACGAAAAACATTTGAATAATTTATCATTGTTTCTGATAAATTCTTTTTAAAATAAATTTCATTTGTCATATCTTTATTTCTACAAATAAAAAATACTCTTTCATATAATCTTTCTAATATATTAGTTAGTATATTTTCTTTATTAATTAAACTAATCAAATTATCTTTGCTAATAGCACCATGTTTATATAATAACATTAATTTATTTACATTACCACCAATTAATAATTTCTCCCCATTTTCTATAAATTTACCTTCATTTATTCTACATCCTAATTTAATTAAAAATGGTATATATTCTAATTGACTATAATACAATAATTCAATTGATTCATTTGAATTATTTAATTCATTTGAATTAAATAAATTATCTACATCAATTTTCATTTCTAATGAAACATCTACATTCATATTAACTAAATAATTAAATAACATTTCATATTTTAGATTTGAACAACAATAATATAAAATTGGCATTTCTCCTTTTCCATTCATCATTGGTAAATAAATATTTGGATTAATATTATTTATTGTCATAAATTCAATTATATCTTCAGATTTACTCTTATTTGATGTAATTAATTTTAACAAATTAATTATTATCTGAGCTACTTTTTCCATATCTAATTTAGATATATATCTAATTTAATTTAAATATATCTAAATAATTTAGATATCTAATTTAATTAGATAAATATCTAATTTAATTAGATAAATATAAATTAGATAAATATCTAATTTATATATATATATATGTATATAGGTATTGCTATATCATCATTTATTAATTCAGAAGAAAGAAAAAGTATAATGTTAGATTCAATTAATAATTTAATGAAAAAAACAAAATTTAATTTAACTATTAATAATAAAAAAGTTAAATTTATAATTTATTTAGTTGATGATTGTTCACCTATAACAGATCATTTAGAATATATAAAAAATACTTATAGAAAAATAAGAATTTATAGAAAAGAAATAAATGGTGGTATTGCAAAATGCAAAAACACATGTTTAAGATTATTAAATCAAAGTAAAGCAAAAGTATTTATTTTATTAGATGATGATACTATATTTTTAAGTTCAAAATGGTGGAAACCATATTGTAAATATATATATAAATATAATATAAAACATTTAGTATGTACATCATTTCAGAATTATGAATATAACAAAGTAAAAATAAATAAAAAAAAATTTAGATCACATACATATTCAGGGGGATTTGCATTATTTTATAATAGATGTGTAATAAAAGATTGTGGATATTATAAAATTCCTAAAAAAAAATGGGGACATGAACACATATGGTATAGTAATAAAATAGCTAAAACATATAATATTCCTGCATATCTTGATATAATTGAAAATAAAAATAAATTTTTAAGTGTTAGTGATGGTATAAGTACATTTGATGATAATACTAAATATGAATATTGTGATATTAATTCAGAAATATTTAATGATTATGAAACATATCCATTAATCGAATAGTGGGGGCTCTACATTAATTTAGATTATAAAAGACCGCTTTGCGGTCTTTTATAATCTAAATTAATTTGAGCCCCCATATCCCCGGATTAAATATAAATTATACAAAGGGATATGACCGCTTCGCGGTCATATCTCATTGTAAATTCATACCGAATAATTTAAATTTACTTTGTATTAATTTACTTTGTATTAATTTACATTGTATTAATTTATTAAGAAATCTTATTTGGATCTGGGTTTATTTCTTGTCTTATAAATAAAGATAAAGTAGTTAATCCAGTTACTACATATCCTAATACTAAACCATAATCTTGTGTAGATTTATTACTTAATAATCCTGAAGATGCAATAGCTGTTAAACATGTACATAACTTAATAGGATGTTCTATTGCTTTTAATAAATTAATAAAACCATCTGTAATATATGCTGCAATACCTGCACAATCTAATTCAGTTTTACATCCACATAATAAACAATTACATCCTACCCATCCTGTTCCATCATTAATCTTACCACAACCAATACATTTATTAATTGAAATACCATTACTACAATCTGGTATACATATCCATGTATTACAATGATCTCCAAATTGATCTATATCATTATAATTTACACCTACCATATCTAATTCTTTCTTAGCTTTAAAATGACCTGCTTTTGCAGAACGTAATAAATAATTATTACCTTTTGATTTCTGAATACTAAATGATTCAAATGATAAATAAATTTTACTTAAAATATATAATGAATGCATTGTGTTTATTTGTTCTAATACAGTTATTCCTTTTTTAATATCTTTCCTATCATCACCAAATATTCCATTGTATTGTTCTGGAAATGATTCATCGTTATCTAATGGATTTAATCCTATATGATATAATCCATAGATTAATTTACCTAATGGATCATTATTTTTAATACGTGAATATATTTCTGTATGTAATGAAGTACAAGTTCCATATATAGATAATCTTATTATTCCATCTGGTGTTGAATTAGAATTAGGATCTGTACTTGATTCATTAATGTCAACTGGTGTTGTACCTCCAACATTAATATCTAATAATGTTTTATAATCACACATTGCTAATAAATATAATTGAATTACTATATTATCTGATTCATTATTTCTAAAAGATTTGAATAATTCATTTGCAATGTCATAATTACCTGTATTATAAATTGATATACAATCATTTAATGATAAATTATTAAATAAATGAACATCTGGTTGTTTTAATATAATTGTTGAAGAATTAGATTGTGTTGAGTCTGTAACTGACATATATATATCTAACAGATATCTAACAGATAAATTAATTAAATTAACTAAGTTAATTAAATTAACTAAGTTAATTTAATTGTTTTTCTTCAATATATTTAATAATTTTATTACCTTTAATTTCATTAACTGATTTATCTAATTTATAATAAAATTTAATATCTGTATAATTACTTAATTCATATATTAATGATACAGCAGAATATTTAATTGCAATATTCATTAACTTATTTAATGAAATATTATTATCTAATGATACTTCATTTATCATTTCATTTGAAATAGTATTAGTTATATTTTCTAAATAATATCTATTATTTTTAATATATTTTGATATTGATCTTAATAATGATAATTCAATTGAATCTGAAATATTACGAACTTGTTTCCATCTATCAATATTAATTTTTACTAATGATAATATATTATATCTTAATTCATTTGTATTAATAAAACAAAAACGTATGATACCATTTATATATTTATTAAAAAATTCTTCAATTAAATCTAATATTTTATTATATTCTTTAGATAATTTTAATTTATTCATATTATCAGAATATGTTTTAATTTTATTTTTATATTCTGATGATATTATATCATAAATTACATTTTTAAATGAAATCCAAAAATGTTCATAATATTTATCATCATCATATCCATTTCCATTTGACATATATCTATTTAATTTAATTAAATTTGATTTAAATGAAATCAAATCTAATTTAATGATTAATTAATGATTATATAATTAATGTTCTATTAATTATATAATTAATGTTCTATTAATTATATAATTAATGTTCTATTAGTAATTTCTGATATTCTAATATCAGAATGATATGTTACTTTTTTAATTTTAAATTTTTTTAATGTAAATGATTCATCACCTGCATTAGACCAATGAGAAAATATTTCATTTACCATATCATGTAATTGTTTATTTGTTAACTTTGTATCCTCTTTTATATAATATGTTATATTTGAAGAAAGAATTAAATTATTCTTGGCATTAAATTTAAAAGTAAATTCTTTATTTATTTCAAGTACACAATTTTTAAATCCACTAAATAACCATAAATATATATTATTTAATTTTTCTTTATTTAAAGATTTATAATATTTTAATATTTTATTGCTATTTTCTTTTTTAGTTAAATCTTTTTGTTCTATTATATTATTTAATCTTATTAATTGCATTTCAACATCTACATTAAATTTTTGTAACATATATATTAAATTAAATTAAAACAAATTAAATTAAATTAAAACAAAGTAATTTAATACAAAGTATTTTAAAGTTATTCGGTATGAATTTACAATGAGATATGACCGCGAAGCGGTCATATCCCTTTGTATAATTTATATTTAATCCGGGGCTATGGGGGCTCAAATTAATTTAGTTTAGAAAAGACCGCGAAGCGGTCTTTTCTAATCTAAATTAATGCAGAGCCCCCACACAAAGTTATTCGGTATGAATTTACAATGAGATATGACCGCGAAGCGGTCATATCCCTTTGTATAATTTATATTTAATCCGGGGATATGGGGGGACAAGATAATAAACTTGAGGAACGTGGCTTGCCACGTGACTCAAGTTTATTATTGAAGTGCCTCCACACTAAGTTTACATTGTTTTTCATCAATATCTATTCCTAAGAATGACATATTTAATTCTAATGTACACTTTCCTACTGTACCTCTACCTACAAATGGATCTACTATATCATATTCACCTTCAGGTGCTCTTTTTTTATTAACTGTTTTTATATATTCTGCACATCTACGACATGCATTATCTGGTGTAGCATTTGGATATAATTTATTTCCTACAGGAAATACATCATTAAATGCTGACCCTGGCTTACCTGTTTTTGTATAACATAATACATGAGAATATGTAGGTCTATGTAAATCAGTCTTTGATACATCTCTTTGTAAAACAATCTTATGCCAAATTAATTTCATACCATTCTTATAAGCTACATCTGTTAAATGATAACTTTTATCTATCCATTGACCTTCAAATTTACGATCTGTTTGAATAAATATAGCATAACCATCAGGTTTAAGTCTAGTAAATATTAATTCTGCCATATTTCTAAAGAATTTTAAATATTCATTAGTATCTCTAATATTTAGTTCATCCATATCTGGTAGACCAGTTAATATATTATAAATTGATTCTAATGGTTGGTTATTAAACCAATTAACACTATCATCACAAACAATTTTAAACATAATTAATTAATTTAATTAAATTAATTTAAATTAATTTAATTTATTTTATTTCAATTTTATTTATATAATTAACATGACATATATAATTAATTATTTTTCATTCCATTTATGTAAAGAATAAAAATCTTTTATATTTTTATTTAATACTATACAATTTATATCTCTTAATCTTAGATCATAATTTGAATATGTATTAGTTTTTAATAATTCTTCAAATGCATTAATAATATTATCAATAATATTATTAACAACATTATTTAAACTAGAGTTAGTTTTATTATTTTTAATTAATTCTAATAATTTTAAATTATTTTTATTACTAGAATTTTCTACAAAATATTTTCCCATAAATTTTTTCCATAATGGTAAATATTTATTATTATTTTTAAAATAATCAGTTCTAATATTCCATGCAAATAATACAGATTTTATATTTTCATCAGCTTCATGCATTAATGAATAACTATATGGTATTTTTTCAATTAATATAATTTCTTTAATATATTTTACTAAAAATATTTCATCTATTCCATAAACAAATTTTGAATATTTATTAATTACAAATTTACTTTTTATTAAATTATTTTGTAATTTAATAAAATCATTTACAAAATTACATTTTATTAATTTTGTTTTAAATTTATTATCATTTATACAATTTAAAAATTCTTCTAAATAATTAATATTAAATTTAATTTTTGATACAATTGTACCAGCTAATATAGATTCTTCATATCTATTTAGATCATCATCAGATAAAATATTAAATCTTCTATTTAATAACGAACATGTATATGTCTTAAAATGAAACTTAGTTTTATTAACTTTCATATATTGTAATATTTCTGGTATATTATTAATAATATATGGTGTTGAATCAGGTGCATCAATATCTGTAACAATAACTAAATTAGCATTATCTTGATTATTAGTATTAAATAATGGTAATAATCTAATTACTGTTCCTAATAACCCATCATGATAAATTCCATTTTTATATTCTGGATATTCAAAATGAATTAATTGAATATATTTATTATGTTTCATTTCTTCAAATAATGGTATCCAATTATTTATAATATCATCATCTATTTCTTTATTATTGTGTTTAGGTGTTATTATTGAATCATCATAATATATTCTTAAATATGATTTTGGTAATGCTGATCTAAATTTTTCAATCATATCTTTTAATCCTTGATAATATAAATCAAATGGTTTATAATTATCTTTAACTCTAAAAATTGTTGATGATAATACTGTATATTTACTCTTTGGTTCTTTATAATATTTTGTTAATTTTAATTTATCCATATATTTAATTAAATTAAATTAATCTAGATTAATTTTAATTTAATCTAGATTAAATTAATGTTAATTAACATTAATTAACTAAATATATATATATGAGTAAAAAACATTCAAATAATGAATGTGATTATAAATCTAATAAAATTTTACCTAATATAAATGCATCAGTAGTTAGAGTTAAAAATAAATTAGAATCTAATAGAATTAAAACAAAAAGGTTATATATATGTGGTAAGAGAGTATATCCAAATGGAAATGGAAATGGATCTACAGGACCAGTAGGACCTACTGGATCCCAAGGACCTACTGGATTACAAGGACCTACAGGATCACAAGGACCTACAGGATCGCAAGGACCTACTGGATCGGAAGGACCTACTGGATCGGAAGGACCTACTGGATCCCAAGGACCTACTGGCTTACAAGGACCTACAGGATCACAAGGTCCAACTGGACCTACAGGACCTCAAGGTACTAATGGAACTTCTAATGGACAAATATTATATTTTAATTATTCTATTCCTTCTGGATATACAGGAGGAACAGGTGCAACACCATATAAACAATTAGGAACTAATCCTGATGGAACAACAGGAGGTTCATTTATTTCTTTAACTCCTACTAGTGGTGTTACTACTAATTTTGCAAATTTTATTACAGATATAAATTATCCAAATATTACATCAATTCCATTAGGTTTATGGGATTTTAATATATATTGTATGGTTGGGTCAAGTATTGCTAGATTTACAATAGGAGCAAATGTATATAGTGTAAATATAGCAGGTCAAGAAAGTTTATTATTTTCTCAATCTATTACAAATATTAATAATACATCAAAACAACAAATAACATTTTCAGCTGCAGATACTAAAATAAATTATTTAAATATTACTGATAGATTAGTAATAAAATTATATGCAATTAGAACAAATAGTGGTAGTGGTAGTCAAAATAATATTACTTTTTATTTTGAAGATAATAATTATTCACATGTACATACAACATTACCTTCACAATTAGTAATTAGTTCATATGGTCCTACATTATTTAATTTTAGTAATGATGGTACAACAACTGGTTTATTAATTATGAATGGAGGTATTAATTTTACATTTAATCGTATTCAATCAAGTACATTAATTAATACACAATTATTAATACCAACAAATACAGGAATAACAGGATTATTAAATTTTGGTCTTACAGGTAGTACAAATATATCAACAAATACATTAATAAGTACAACACCTATAGATTCATTAATATATAATTATAGTAATATTGGAACAGGATCAAATTCTGATTATCAACTACCTACTATTTTTACAGCAAATGGATCCATATATACTAGTACTACTGGTATTAATAATACATATAACTATGTAGTATCTGGTGCACCATCTAGTTCTCCTACTTATTTATTTAGTATTATGCCTTATAATTTATCATTATTATATGGTAATACTGCATATGCCGGGAGAATCTTAATGTCAATTACTACTGGTAATATGACGCAAGGTAATTTATTAATACCTTCATCGCAATATATTAATAATTTTAATGGATCAACTTATAGTATATTTACAGAAGGAGATCATTTTTGGACATCAAATATTTAATTTAATTAATTCATATATATGGATACTTTTAATCCTATTATATTAGGTATAGTAACAAAATTATATGATGATTTTACAGATATGAAAATGGAAAAATCTCCATTTATTATTGAATCATTAAAATTATTAATTATTTTATTTATGACATTAACATGTCTAAATGATTTTTATTTATCATTTGTTATTTTAATAGGTGCATTATTTGATTCTGGTGTTGATAATCCATTTTGGAAAACTATTATTATTATTGCTATAATAATGTTAATTATAAATTTACCTAAAGCTGGTGAAAATATAATGAAAAAACTTGGTATATTTAGTTTAATGTTAATAGGTATATTAATGGCTGGATATATTGAAGCAAAGTCTTTTCCTGAAGAAGTTAGTATTAAAAAAATAATTTTTAGAATAATTCTTATTATTGCATGCGGAATATTTGTATTTTATCCAATAATTAATATTCCCGATTATATAAATGGACCTCTTAGAAAAATGATATTAACATTATTTAGTTATTTAATTATAAGTGTAGGAACACAAGTATGGTTACTTATTAAGAATTAGTCTCTTTTAATTTAATTATTGGTCTTTTAAATTAAATATGAATTTATTATTCTTTGTTATATTAATTTAAATAAAATATTTATATTAGAATTTAAATTAAAAAATTTATTTAAATTAATATAATATATGGATAATAAAAAAGAATCTAAAAGAAAAAATAAATCTAAAAAATCAATATCTTCTACATCAATTTCAAAAGAAAAATCTATATCTCCTACATCAATTTCAAAAGAAAAATCTATATCTGCGGATAATATAGATATATCAACTACAATATCAAAAGATGATAAAAGTAAAAGCAATCCAATTTCAAGTACGCTAACAAATAAAGTTGATATTTCAACAACTAACCCTAGTGCAACTACAAATACAAAAACAACTTCAAGTTCAACTACAAAAAAAATAACAACTGCAAGTTCAAGTGCAATTGCAAGTGCAACTCCAAATACAAAAGCAACTTCAAGTTCAACTACAAAAAAAATAACAACTGCAAGTTCAAGTGCAACTGCAAGTGCAACTGCAAGCGTAACTGCAAGTTCAGCTACAAGAATAGATGAAAGATCAAGTACAACTGCATATGGAACTGATTCTTTAACAATTAAACCTAATTTATCAGATTTTTATAATTGTAATAATAATAACCTAAATAAAAAAGAAATAAAGAAAGTATATGATAATATTTTTAATAATTATAAAGAAGATGTTATTAATATTAATACTTCAGAACTTTATAACTCAACTAATAGTGACATAAATTATAAATTATATGATTTTATAAGAAATTTAAATTCCAATCATATTAATACTACAATAAATAAAATTATATTAAACTCAAAAGGAAGTATTCGTATTATTGATTGTATTGTATATATTGAAGAACAAATAATAAATGATTTAAATTATAATGATTGTGTATATATATCATATCTTTTTGATATATTATTTTATTTAAATAAATATACTAGTGCTATTATAAGAAATCCACATATATTAACTATTTTTAATTTATCAAAAGAATATCATACATATTTATCATGTAATATATTAAAATCAGATTTATTTAATGATGATAGATATTTATTATTATTTTATTTTTATCATTTTTTTATCAATTGTAAATTTTATAATAAAGAATATTTTAAAATAGATAAACAATTATTTATACAAATTATATTATTTAAAATAATTAATTGTATTGTACAAAGATGTATATCTGCTTTTGGAGTATATAATCCAAGTATGTCTAGTTCTTCATATATTGTTACAGACGAGGATAAATCTCATCAAAATATAATTAAAAATTTAATATATATATATTATTTAATATTAGAAGAATTTTATGATGATACAAATGCATTAAAATGTACAAAAAATATTATAAGACTTATAGAAACTATTATAAGTGATCAACAATTAAAGTCATTAATTATACTTAAAACTTTTTTTAGTATTTATATGACTGGATCTGCACGTAACATAACAATGGTACAATTAAAAAAATCTCTTAATATATCTATAGGTAGAGTAAATGATATTGATTTAACACTATTTAAATCTAATTATCCAAATTATATTACATCATTATTAAATGAAATTAAAATATTATTAATTAATGATAAATATTTTGAAAAAATATGTATTTATATTGATAATAAATATATACCATATATAAATATTATAGAAGATAAATCAACTTCTATAATAAGTAATGATATGTTATCACATGATATTAGATTTATTAATATATATAAGTTATTAGATTGTATTAAAATTAGAGATAGTATTATGGAAATAAAAAATGCTAAATTTGAGTCAGAAAAACACTTTTTTAGACAAAGTAAAAAACAAACTACTAAACCAAAAAATCCTTTTTCAGTATTACCAGTAGATGATGATGATGATGATGATTAAATTGTATCAAATCCATATTAAAAATGATTAATAAATTAAATTTAAGTTATTAATAAATAATTAAATTTAATTATTTATTAATAACTTAAATTTAACTAAATTTAATATGAATGTTACATCAGATCCTCAAAATTTAGGTAAACTATATGATACATTTACTAGTATTGGAGTATTTTATGATGGAGATCATAATGTAAATAAGATTCGATTGGTTAATAATAATAATGATATATATGATATATTAATTGATACTGATAAATTATGTTGTGAATTATTTAGTAATAAAATAATTGGAAATATCAATATTGATAATTTAGATTATATTACTATTAGTTTTACATTAGATAATGATAAAGAATATAATTATAAAGAATATAATTATACATCTAATAATTTTTTTTTATCATTAGAAAAACTCTATATTAATTTTCATATGAAAGATAATACTATTTGTTATTTAAGAAATATTTGTATAACAAATGGATATTATCGTCATTATATTAAACTATTAAAGAATAATAACTTATTATTTAAATCATTTATTTGATTTATTTTATATTTTTAATACTTTGTATTATTTTTAATACAAAGTATTAAAAATAATTTAATTAACTTAATTAATTTAAATAAATCTAACTTAAGTTTAATTAAATGTCAGGTTCATTATATCAATTAGTTTCAATGGATAATACTAATAGTGATATGTTTAATTTAACTAAAAAAGCTACAGAAAATAGATTATATACATTTAATGAATTAAATGCATTTAATGGATCTAGAAGATTACGATTAAATAGAGACTCTGATACAATAATACCTCAATATTTAATATTTAATTTAAATAGTAATATATCTAGTAATGATTTTATTAATGGATTAGAAATGTCTAATTTTAAATTATTAATAGGAGGTAATACAATTGTAGATACTTTATTATCATTATATGCTAATTTAAATCCTATAAAAAATATTAGAAATAATTCAAATTCTTGTTCTATTATAATTACTATTCCATTTAATATAACATTTGATTCAATTAATATGCTTAAATTACAATATCATGAAGTCTTAGTTGAATTAGCTACTAATCAATATTTAAATAATTTAATTGATAATGTACAACTATCTTGTGAATTAACATATTTAAATCAAAATGTAAGAAGAGAAATGGTTATAAATAATGCTTCTGATATAAATATTCAAGAATTTGAATCATTAGTAATTAAATTGGATAGACTAGAAACTGAAATAAAGAAAACATTAGATTTTTCTGGTATATCAAAAGGTATATTTATTGAAAGCAATAATATATCTAATATATCTAATATTAAATTAGATTTTAACGATATAGAAAGATATAATTATAATCAAATTATGTTAGAATTATATTCAGTTAAAATATCATCGAATTTAATTTATATACCATTCGATAATAGTATTAGCTATACTAATAGAAATATTGAAAGTTTTTGTTCTGGAACAAATTTTCGTGTTATAAGCAGATGCAATATATCAATAACTTTTATTGAACCTGATATTAATATTAATATACATAGTATACGTCATAATGTTATGAGATATGGTGCTGGAATGGGAGGATTAAAATATAGTTATAATTATATTAATACATCTAATTTTAATGGATTTATTACATATGAATATGGTAGAGTACAACATAGTACAATATCAAACAATTCATCAGAAATAATATCTTGGAGATCTGAAAATAAAATTATTTCAGAAAATAGCAGAAATATAGAATGTCCAATTACATATGAAGAAATAAAAACAAATGATAAATATTGTGAATGTAATGAATGTAAATACAATATATTATATTCAAATTTATTAACATGGTTTGAATCTAGACAAAGTCATTCGTGTCCTATGTGTAGAACTAATTGGTCTAATTATATTATTTATACAAATATAAATTAATTAAATCCATTTAATTAATTAAATCTATTTAATTAAATATATTTAATTAATGGAATTAGTATTTGATGATGATTATATTGAAAAAACAGAAGAATATTATAATGACTTATATAATAAATATGAGAAAAACCTAAATAAATATTATAATTTTAATAAATACATTAATGATATTGATACAGAATCAATAATATTAAATAAATTTATACATTCAGGAAATAAAAAAACTGTAAATCTTGTTGAATTTTCAAATGGTAATAAATATGCAGTTACTGTATATAGTACAGATGATAATGATATAGAAATACATTTAGATATTATAGATAAATATTATTTAACTGGAGGATATGAACGTTATAAATTTAAAATACCGTTAATTTATAGAATAAATAATCTTTTGGGTAATAATGTTAGTTATGTTATGGAATTAGTAGAGTTTGATTTTGAAACAGAAAAATATTTTGCAAAAAATTTTAGATTAGAAGAAAAAGATTGTACTATTTTTGGAAATTTTTTTAAATTTATAGTTGATGAATGTGGATATGATATTAAAGATGTTGAATCTTATTATGATAAAAATAATATATTATATTTTCTTGATTTTGGTGAATTTATTAAATTAGATGATACTCAAAGAATAATTTATAAAAAAGAATTTATAGATAGATTAGAAAATACTTATTGTCAAGGTGATATGATATTATTAAAAGAAATACATAGTACTACCTATAAAAAATTAGATATGAGTGATGAAAAATGCATAAAAGGAGTTAAATGTATATTAAATACGATTAAATAACAATCACATCTTGACATTTTAATAATAAATTAAATTAATTTCAAATAAATTTAATTTAAATTAAATAAATTATGTTGATAAATTAACTTATAATTAAAAAGAAACATTAATTAGTTCCTTTATACCTTTTCATATTTAAAATGTCTATGTTTTAATAATAGCAGCTGTTTTAAAATTTCCTATATCTACAAAATTATAATTAATATTTCTACTTTTAAAAAAATCATCTGTTGCTCTTCTTTGTCCATCCCAGTGATAATAATCATCAAATATTATAATTCCTCCTTTTACAACATTATCATACATTTGTTCCAGTTCATATTTACTTGATTCATACCAATCAGTATCCAATCGTAATATTGCTATTTTTTCAGGAATTGTTGTTTTATCTTTTAATGTTTCCATAACATTACCAACTACATAATGTAAATTATTTTGAGGGTAACCAGTTGAGTTTAATCTTTGTTTAACCTTGTCTAAAGGTGTATAACACCATCCATTTAATTTTTCATTAATTATATGATTTTTCCATGTTCTATAAACTTCATCTTTATTCATTTGATATAGTTTAGAATCTTTACAAGTATAATCATATTCGGTTGGCTCAACTAATCCACCAAATGTATCAAATAAATATATATCACGAATAGAATTATTTTTCATTAACTCATTTATCCAGATATATTCAAAATTACCACTTTCAACCCCACATTCAATAATACACCCTTCAATATTATTTTGTAATATGTATTTAACTGAATCTGCTCCATCCATTAATTATATAATATAATATATAATTAATTATATATATATATAATTAATTATATAATTAATTATATAATTAATTATATAATTACGTAGTACTACCTATAAAAAATTAGATATGAGTGATGAAAAATGTATAAAAGGAATTAAATACAATTAAATAACAGTCACATCTTGACATATTGGTAATGAATCAAATCAATTCCTGATATAAAATTGATTTAAATTTAATTTAATTTAATTTAATTTAATTTAATTTAATTTAATTTAATTTAATTTAATTTAATGGATTGTGTCGATAAATTAACATATAATCAAAGAGAAACAGTAATAGGTTTCTTTAATAAATTAATTAATTCTAGAAATAAAAATGAAGATATAATTTTTAAACAAAGTGAAACTTTATTAAATGAAAATGAATTTAAACAAGCATTCGAATGTTTCTATTCATGTTTAGGTATTAAGGAAGGGCCTATATTTTATAGATATAATAAATATGGATATAATAAAGATGTTTATATTAATTATTATATACATAAATTTATGTAAATTAAGATTAATCTTAATTAAGATTAATCTTAATTAAGATTTGAATTTAATTACTTTGAATTAATTTAGATTTAATAGCATTAACACTTTCAAGAGCTCCTTCAACCCATCCTTGTTGTGTACTAACCATTTCCCCAACAACAAATATTCCTTTGCATGGGTTTTGTGCTACTTTTAAAAAAGTAGAACTATTAGTAATAAAATTATTACTAATTTTATTATTAAATGGTTGAAAATAATGTGTACCAATAGGCCAATAAAACCCTTTAATTCCTATTAAATCTAATGTATTATGTTCAATTCCAAGTGATTTTTCTAATAAATCAACAAATACTTTACGATTTTTAACATTATTTTTTATATAAGCTTTTAACATAATTGCATCATCATTATCTGTATAAGCTATCATATATACATCATTCTTCATTGGAATAATTGAATGTAAAGGTCCTGGTACAATTGTACGAGAAGGAACAAATTGTTTTAAAATATTAGAAGATTCCTTAGTAAATTTTCCATATACACGTAGAAATGGTTGGCCTTTTATTTGTTTATACATAGGAAAATTAGGTAATAATTTTAATACACTAGTAATTGTTGTTGCAATAATTACATTCTTTGCAAAATAACTTTTAATTCTATTTTCACAAATACATTCAAATAAATATGGTTCATTCTCAATTTTTTTAATTTCAATAACATTATGTAAAGATTTTATATTATTACTTCCAATAAAATTAACTAATTTTAAAATTAGTTCTTTCCATGGCACCATTATTAATTTCCACCCTGGTATATTATCATCCATTCCATAATTAAATAAAACTTCATAAACATCTTCTTTTTCATAATCTGTATATCCAGTACAAATAGTAAAATATTTATATAATTCTTTTCCTAAAATAGGTTTTGCAAATTCTTTAAATGTTATATTTGGTTTAATTTTAAGTTTATTATAATATTTCTTTAATTCATTAATTATTTTTAAAATATTAACAGGATGTTTAATTGTATTTGCAAAATTAGTTTGAGCAATACTTTCATGTATATTATTTATATTTAATTCGTTTATTAATTTAAATAATAATTTATCTTTATTTTTTCTTGCAACACCAGCACCTGTAACAATAGTTGTATTATAAAATTCTTCATTTTGAGTTCTCCCACCGATCCATTCTTTTTTTTCTTTATCTAGAATTAAAATAGAACTTGTTAGATTCTTCTTTTTAATTAAATAAGCTGAATATAGACCTGATATTCCGGTTCCTATAATTATATAATCATAATAATCTGTATTCATTTTATTTTATTAAATTAAATTAAATTAAATTAAATTGATTTAATTAAATTAATTAAAATTGATTTAATTAATTTAATTAAATCAATTTAATTTAATTTAATTTAATTTATTTAATGGATTGTATTGACAAATTAAATTATTTTCAAAAGAAAATATTTATTGAATTCTATAATAAATTATTTAAATATAGAAATGAGACAATAAATACAATTTTTAAATATAATGAAACAACATTATTAAGTGAATTTGAATTTATACAAACATTCAAATGTTTTTATTCATTTTTAGATTTTAATGAGAACTCTTTAATTCATAATGAATATGAATATAATATTTTAATAATTATAATTTTATGTCTAATTGTAATATTTTTATTTAAATGTTTGTTTGTAATCAAAGAAAAGTTAAACTAAATTTAAATTGATTTAAATTTAAATTGATTTAAATTTAATTAAATTAATTAAATTTAAATCAATTTAAATTTAAATTGATTTAAATTTAATTAAATTAATTAAATTTAAATTAATTTAATTAATTATATTAATGGATTCTCAACAATACATAAATTATTTAAAAGAAAAAATAATATTAGATTATGAACCAATATATATATATAAAGATAATGTTATTGATATAAATGAATATTATAAGATTATATCTAATCAATATGTTAATATTTTGTCTGATAAATATGATATATTAGATTTACCAGATATAAAATATCAAAATAAAATAACAAAAGAATATATTAGTAGTGAAGAATATTTAAATAAATGTAAAATTGATACTGAATATATAATCCAATATTATATTGATAAAATTAAATCAATGCAAAAAATAAATTTTTCAATTAATAATAAATTAATATTTGAATATGACCCAATATTTATATATAAAAATAATGTTATTAATTATGATGAATATTTAAAATTAATATCACATGATTATATAAATAAAATATATGATATTAATATTAAATTTCAACATAAAATAACAAAAGAATATATTACTGGTGATGAATATTTAAGTAAATATAATATGAATTATGATATTTAATTAATAATTAAATTTAAAGAGTATTTTATTACCGTAAATAAATAATTCAAATTGTGTAATGAATGGTTTTTAAAAAGTTATATAATTAAAATTTTGTTTTGAATTATCTTTGAATTTTATATTATTTATATTCAAAGACAATTATAATGATAAATTTATTACCGTAAATAAATAATTCAATTTGTGTAATGAGTGGTTTTTTAAAAAGTTATATAATTTTAATTTTGCTTTGAATTTTATATGATTTATATTCAAAGACAAATATAAAGAGTATTTTATTACCGTAAATAAATAATTTAATTTTTATGATGTATGGTATGGCAGAAATTTAAATTTTTTAATTTATCTTTGAATTTTATATGATTTATATTTTAATATAATTCTAATGATAAATTTAATACCGTAAATAAATAATTCACTTTTTGTAATGTGTGGTATGGCAGAAATTTAAACTTTTTAATTTATCTTTGAATTTTACTCTTTAAAAATTGATTTAATAATTTTAAAATTTATTAAAATAATTAATTAATCAAAAAATTTATTATGTCTAAATTAATTAAAATTACTTTAAAAAAATCAGATAATATTAAAATAGATAATACTAATGATAATATTAAATCAGATAATATTAAAATAGATAAATCAGATATTAAATTAGGAAAATGTATATATTTAACAGCAAATGGTAATAAATGTAATTGTAATGCAACTGAAAATAATGCATGTGATAAACATCAAGCATTAGCTTTTTTAGATCATGTTAAAACATTAAATAATAAAAAAGTATGTTATAATTATAATAGAGGTAATTGTAGAAATATATTAGATATTAATGATAAATCTAAATGTGAATCTTGTTTACAAAAAGATAGAGATAAAGATAAATTAAGACGTTCAAATATTGCAAAATTAAATGAAGATAGAGAAGATAAAACACATAAAATATGTTATGATTGTAAAAAAAATTTAGAAATTGAATTATTTTATAATAAAGTTTTAAAATCAAAAGAAGAAAAAAGATGTTCAGATTGTAGACAAAAAGATGAAATTATAAATTATAATCGTAATCATAATAATGAAAAAAGAATAGAATGGAATAAAAAATATGAAAAATTAGATCATGTTAAACAAAAAAGAATTGAATGGAAAAAAAACAATAAAGAATTAATTAATGCATATGAAAGAAATCGTAGAGCAAACTCAGAAATATTTAGATATAATAATATGATATATGCAAGAAAATATAGAAAAGAACATCCAGAATATGTAAAAAAAATGACAATGAGATATAATACAATTCCAAAATATAAATATGAACAAATTATTAATAGTACTAAACATAAAATATTGAAACTTAAAAATAAAAATAAAAATACTTCAAAATATAATTATAATTTATCTATTGATGATACTATTAAATTATTTAATGATAATTGTTATTATTGTAATACAAAAGAAGACAATTATTTAAATGGTATTGATAGATTTGTAAATAATATTGGATATGAAAAATATAATTGTGTATCATGTTGTAAAACATGTAATTATATTAAACATGTAAATGATCCTTTTATATTTATATATACAGTTAATCAAATATTAATATTTAATAATATAATTAATGGAACAATAAATAATATTACTAAAGATTATATAAGTTTAAAATTCAATAGATATAAAAATAGAGCAAATAATAAAAATATTAATTTTGAAATATCATCTGATATTTATAATGATATTATAAAAAAAGATTGTTATATATGCGGAAAATTATCTACTGAATCTAATAAAAATGGATTAGATAGATATGATAATACAAAAGGATACTTAATTGATAATATTAGACCATGTTGTTATACATGCAATATTATGAAAAAAAAATTATCATATCAAGATTTTATTAATCATTTAATAAAAATTTATCAAAATAATACAATTGATAATACAGAAGAATATAATAATATAATATCAAATATTATTAATTATAAATATATATCTGAACATGATGAAGATATTGAAGACGATGAAGATGAAAATAAAGAAGGTGATGAAGATATTGAAGAAAATAATATAGATGATTATGAATTTAATTCATATTTAAATTATTATGATTATGATCTATTTAAAAATGAATTAAAAACTGAATTAAATTAAAATTGATTAATTTATTTTAAAAATTATTAAAATAATTAAAATTATTTTATTATGAGTTTATTAAAAAAAGATAATTTAAATATTAAAATAAATATTAAATTAAAAGATTATTGTATTAGATGTGTATCTAATAGATCATCTAATAATAATAAATTATGTATTGAATGTTATAAAGATAATCCAAATGAATCAGATGATGATTTTTTTTTTAATTATGGATTTTATACTGGATTTACTCATATAAATGATTTATATGATATGAATTTATATGATGATATTTATTATAAAATTATAAATAGTAAAAAAAATAAGACTGAAATAGCAAATGATTTAAATACATTAAATAGAAAATTTTATTTAAAAAAAAATTTTTTTTATAAACCAATTTCAAATGATTGTATTGAAGATGATAATATAGATAATAATATACTTGGAAAATATTGTACTGATTGTTGTAAATTTAATACAAAAGAAGATTATATAAATGAATTATATAGTCAATGTAATACATGCAATTTAAGAAAAACAAAGTATAATAATAACAGATTAATTAATGCACAAAATACCATTAATGATGAAAAAACACAAATATGTATTAAATGTTATACATCTAAAGATAAAACCGAATTTATTAATAAATTTAATAAACATGTACAAAAATGTAATAAATGTAGAGATCAAGAAAAAAATTATAGAAATACTAAAAAATTATAGAAATACTAAAAATTATAGAATAGATTAAATAATAATCTTTGTATATTATATGGTTGAATATACAAAGATTATTATTTAATATATAAAACATATATGTATAATTGTGATATATAAATAAAAAGCTACGACCCGATCAATTAGCGTATGCTGTGCCGGCCATACCACTCATTACACGAAGGATATTGTAATTGATGGCATAGAAACGAACTCTTGCGGTGGTCTGGCATTGGGCACCAGTCTCGGGATCAACGGCAAGGAAGGTTCCGGGGTGGACGCAGAGGTGAGCAACAGACTTATCAATGCGAGAGAAGTTAACAGCTGAAGATGGCTGATGTTCTTCGGGCTTAAGAGCAAATGAATATACGTTGATACCAGCTGACTGGGTTCCAGAAGTGTGGTGATCGAAGACCTGCTTGTAGTTAAAGTAGGTTCCTTCACGACCAGTGAAACGATCATGACCGTTAAGCTGGAGCTTGAAGTAGGTAACTGGGTTACCATCACGAGAACCTACACTGTATCCACCAGTGGTAGAGAAGTTACCGAATGTTGGGTTTCCATAAAGAGTACCATCATAGGCAGAGAATTGTTGGAGATTGAAGTTGAATGCATCAAGTTGGTAATTTGACCATTGGTTGCTGACAAGATTGCCAGGGGCACCAATGTTAGAATCCTTCTGGACTACCCAGATAAGTTCCTTGGTTGGGTGATTGAATGTAAGATTTATCTTGTTGGAAGTCTGGTTGATTGACTCTTCACCAGTGAACTGGAGCTGTTCAATGAGGTATTCGTGAGATACCTGAGCGAACTTGCGGCGTTCATCGGTATCAAGATATACGAATTCAGCCCAGAGAGAGCATTGGAGAAGATTCTTACCACGAACGTGGGGGTCAAGACGACCATCATCACCTCCACTGATCCAGAGAAGCTCAATGGGACGGAATTCCATGTTGATCTTGACTTCATGGTACTGAAGGGCGATAAGAGGAAGAGAAAGACCGGGGTTGCGGCAGAAATAGAACTGAAGAGGAACATAAAGAACTGTACGAGGCTTGGTTTCCATATCATAGTTGCAGAGCTGAGCGGTCTTACCAATCATCTTGTTGTATACATCACGAAGACTAGCATTAACAGTAAGTGATGTCCAGATCTGGAGCCAGTCACCGAACTGACGATCAATACGTTGACCACCGATTTCGAGTTCATACATCTTAATAAGATGATGACCAACATCATCTGTCCAACGTCCAGACATAGAAGGTTCAATTTCAGGAAGTTCAACCTGAAGAATTACACGATGGATAAGATCACCATTGCGAGAAATAAGAGCAGTTACCTTACGACCGAAGTCAGCAGTTCCCATGAAAGTCTGTTCGATTTCTTCAGTAGCGAAGTTTGTATGACGTCTGTAAACAACCTTGAAAAAGGTAATTTGAGGATCAGCAGTTAGATAGATATCTTGAGCACCATAGGCTACCATTTGAATAAGTCCACCAGACATAGTTATATATTATACTATAATATTTTTTTTTTAGAAAAAAATCATATATTTTCTTAATTATGATTTTTTTAAGAAAAAAATCATAATTAATTAATTTAATTAACTTTCTTAAGTTATTTTTTTTAATTTAATTTTCTAAATATATTAATTTAGAAAATAAATTAAATTAAATTAAATTAAATAAATTTAATTTTCTTAATTTAATTTAATTTAATTTCCTTAATTAATTTCCTTAATTAATTAATTCAAAAAATAATTATTTTCTAAATAATTAATTATTTTCTAAATATTAATTTAGATATATAAAGAGAAATATAATTATAATTAATGTCTTTAATAAAAAAAAATGTAATAAGAAAACCATTAATGGATAAAGAATATAATAAATATGAACAATCATTACAATTAGAAAAATTTAAATTAAATGATCTAATACTAGATTTAAATAAAATAGAAAATGAAATAAAATTAATATCTATTAAATCCTTAAATGATATAGAATTAATCTCATATCATTATAAATTAAATAAATTAGATGAAATAAAAAAACAAATAAATGATATTGAAAATAAAAAAGATTCGATGGAATTCTATATTAAAAATGGAAATATACTTAGTAAATATTATAATTCATTTGATTCAAATGAATATGCAGTAAATAGAACTGATTTATTATCAGAATATTTATCTAATAATGATCCTCATTATGTAAAACCTAGAGAATATACTAAGCATGACGAATATTGTTATAATTGTGGACAATATAGAGAAACTATAATATCAGAATCTATATTAATATGTCCTAATTGTGGAGAAGAAATAAATAATATTATAGAATCCGATGGTTCTACAGATAAAGATCAACAACAAGAAGTAATTCATTTTGAATATAAAAGACTTAATCATTTTAAAGATCATCTAGCAAGAATACAAGCTAAAGAAACAACACAAATACCAGAAATTGTATATGATATTATTAAAGTTGAGTTTAACAAAGCAAGAATGACAAACTTAGCAGATCTTAATGAACATTTAATTAAAAAGTTTTTAAAAAATTATATACATTTAGGATTTAATAAATATTATGAAAATGTATATAAAATTTTATATAAATTAACAGGTATTCCACCAGTTGTTTTTCCTATTTCTGTTGAAGAACAACTATGTAATATGTTTATGAAAATTGAAGAACCATTTGAAAATAATAGACCAAAAGACAGATTAAATTTAATTAGTTATCCATATGTATTATATAAATTATGTCAATTATTAGGATATAATGATTATTTGAAATATTTTACTTTATTAAAATCAACTGATAAATTATTTGAACAAGATAAAACATGGAAAAAAATATGTGCAAGTAATGGATGGAAATTTTATGCATCATCTAGATGGAATTAAATTAGACTTAAATTTCTTTTCAGACTTATATAATATAATTTTAAATTATATACATACGTTTGAATTATTTCATTTACAGAAATTTCTTGACTATCAAATGATGTTATATAATCATTTAATATAAACTTATAAATAGAGATATCATAATAATTATTTATATCTCTATCATTAATACAATGTTAAATTAGATCGATACGCTTGAATTATTTCCCTTACAGAAATTCTATTATGATGTAATGATGTCATAGAATCACTTAATATAAACCTATAAATAGAACTATCATAATTACGATTTATATCTTGATCAACTTCATATAAAATATTTCTATTAAATTTATGATTAATAGTTTCTAAAGGAGGTAATGTAAAAATTATATTTAATTCAAATCCTATATTATTTATTCTAATATTTCTATGATTTAATTGTGTAATAATCATATTTTTTAAATCATCTATTTTATTATTAATTTGATAATCTGTATATCCTATTCTATATAAATGTTTTAAATAAATAAAATAAGCTGTTTCCATAATATTATAATGACCTCGGTCATTTGCACCAGATGTTAAATATGCTATAGTTCTTGTAACTATACAATTTATTAATTGTATTAATATTAAATCTTTAATATCATCTAAACTTAGTAAAGTTTCTCGCCTCAATTCAGTTATTAATCGAGTAAAATTTATACTATTATAATAATAATTATAATATAAATCATTTATATTACCATTAATTAACCCGTAAGGTACTGCTCTTCTATTATCATATCTATAATCTTTTATACATGCTTGTGGATCATGACGATCTAATAGTCCTATTAATTTTATATATTTATTACTTTCTTCTTCTCTTCCATGTCTTTTAGAACTAGAACTAGAAGTTGTAGGATGATATTTACTAGTTGATCTAGAACTAGAACTAGAACTAATAGGATTATATTTATTACTTGATCTAGTTCTAGTTTCTTTACCACCACCTATCCTATTTATAGATTTATTTCTCCCTGTTGGAGATTTAGTTCTTGTTGGAGATTTAGGTCTTCTTGTTGGAGATTTAGTTCTTGTTGGAGATTTAGTTCTTTTTGGAGATTTAGTTCTTTTTGTTTGAGATTTAGTTTTTGTTAAAGATTTAGTTCTTCTTGTCGGAGATTTAGTTCTTTTTAAATTATTAGTCATATATATATTAAATCCACAATAAAAATGATAATTAAATTTAATTAAATTAATTAATTAAATTTAATTAAATATGTATGCTAATTTTCAAGATTTAATATCTAGAATTAAAAAGATTTCTAAATCTTATAATATATCACTTAATAATGATCAAGTATATAATATTATTTATACCTTAAATTGTATAAATAATTTAAATATTGATTATTATTATGATACTATTCTTATTAGTTTCATATCAGCTCTTCGATATCATACAAAATATGTTAGTTCATATTCTGATGAAGAATATAAATTTAATAGAGATTATATGAATAATAAGTTTATTTTTATATTAGAAAATCCTGATATTTTATTATAATAAATAATAAATAATTATTACTTTGTTTTATGTTAATTATACTTAGCATAAAATTCAAAATTTTCTTGATATAACTTACTATAATCTTCTTGAACTCGATAATTTCTTTTCATAAAATTTATTCTATTTTCATATAATTTATCATATTCAATTTTTTCTGTAGTAGAAAAACTATGTGGTAATGGTTTTTTTATAAAATAATAATAAAAATTATATTCTCTTTCTGTAATATTATCTAAATTAGAAAAATTAAATATTTTATTTAACATAGGTTTAATAGTTCCAGAATACCAATCACTAGAATATCCTTTTTCTATACCTAAGTTAATTAATCTATTTTTAAAATTATTTATTATTAAATTTTTATCAGTTTCATTTAATACTAAATCTCTAACATGTTTCATATAAATTAAAATACTAAAAAATATCATAACTTGATGTTGAAAAGCTCTTTCATTTATTTTTATGTTACGAGTACGTATATCATATGAATAAAATAAATAATTATTATATCTTGATATAATACATATTAATAATTGTGTTACAATATCATTTTTTGTAGCTATTTCAATAGTTGGAAATAAATAAAAATATTTATAATATTGTATATATAAATCATCTTCTGATATAGTCATTTCTGTAAAATAATCTGTTTTATAAGGATGCTTATAATTTTCTAAACAAGATATTGCAGAATGATCCTTTATATATGATGCTGTTGCAGATCTAGATACAAAAGATGAAGATCTACTTGAATCAAAATGTGACTTTGAAATAGAATCTGATTTTAATGGACTATATGATGCAGTTGTAGATGAAGATGGTATTGTATGTTTAATAGGACTTAAAGAATGTTTTGATATACTAGGTCCTCTTGTTGTTGATGATAAAGGTCCTTTACTAGTTGATATTCCTATTCTTGAAAATGGTGTTGTTGATGACGAAGATCCTCTTGCAGTAGTTGATGATGAAGATCCTGTTGTAGTTGTTGATGAACCAGGAATTTTCCATGTAATTGGTTTATATTCAAATTTTTCTTTTTTTTCTTGTTCTTCATCTTTTCCTCCTCCTCTTAATTTAGTTATAGATGATTTTTTTATAGATGATTTAGTTTTAGATTTTCTTATAGGTGATTTAGTTTTAGATTTTTTTATAGGAGATTTTCTTAATGATGATTTAGTTTTAGGTGATTTATTTTTAGATGATTTATTTTTAGATTTTCTTACAGGAGATTTACTTTTATATTTTTTTATGGGAGATTTAGATCTTTTATTATTCATATATATAATTTAATTAATTAAATTAATTTAATTAATTTAATTAAATCAATTAATTAAATTAAATTAATTGATTTAGTTAAATCCTCATAAAAATTGATAAAATATTTAATATAAAATATTAAATATATTTAATATTAAATATATTTAATATGTCTTATTCAATTTATAAGTTCGATGAACTTATAAATCGATTGATAAAGGTTTCAAAGTCTTATAATATTATTATTAATGATAATCAACAATATAATATTATTAATACTTTAAGTTGTATAGATAATTCAAATATAGATGACCATTATGATAATATTATTATTGGTTTAATATCTGCTCTTAGATATCATACAAAATATTATAAATATGATAATTATCATGATTATCTAGTTGATAAATTTATTTTTATATTAGAAAATCCTGATATTTTATTATAAATAAAATATCATTTACTTTGTATTAAAATTAAATTTAATATTATAAAATAAAATTATTATTTTCATAAATATTAATTATATAATGAAAATATTTTTGTAAATTAAAAAAAATAATAAATTATTCATAAAAAACTTTTTGTATAAATTTATAATCAAATATAAGATAATATAAATTAATTATTGGCTTCACAAAGAACGTTCGGTATGAATTTATAATAAGATATGACCGCGAAGCGGTCATATCCTTTTATAGAATTTATATTTAATCTGAGGGGCTATGGGGACGCGAATTAATTTAGTTTAAAAAAGACTGCTTTGCAGTCTTTTTTAATCTAAATTAATGAGTGCCCCCACCTGAGGGGCTATGGGGACGCGAATTAATTTAGTTTAAAAAAGACTGCTTTGCAGTCT